CTCCACGCCTGCAATCGAAGCTGAACTCACCGACCAGTCGATAGGATTGGTAGCCGAATAGGTAGCTGAAACCGCCGCGATGCGGGCAAATGTACCGCCCACCATTGCCAGTTTCGCAGTAAGCAATTCACCGTTCGAGATGGACAATTCCAGACTGGCCGCATTCATGTCTGAGAATTGCTGGGCGCTGCCTGTATCCCCGAAATACTTGAGATAGGTAAATGGCCGTTCCGCGCTGGTAGTGCTATGATCGGCAGAACGCGGCTTGAATGTGTGCGTATACAATGCAGCACTGGTGACTGTGGATGGAGAAGCGTTGATTGCCGCCAGCATCACGCCAAGCTGATTCGCCCGCGCTTCGATGACAAGATCACCGCCAATGGTATTCAATCCCTCCTGAGTGCCGGGATCAGTGAATGCACCGCTGCGCAATCCCTTGCGCTGAATCTGCGCCTTTTGCAAACTTACCGATTCACTGACCGGCTCCATCCAGTGCAGCGACGCGACAGATGCCGTGCCATAGCTGTTCTGGAAGCTAATCCCAATCCTTGAGTCTTGACCGTACATGATTTGCCTCCTATATTAAGATCGAGCCTCTAAACTGACCTTGATGACCGCCTGAGGCATGAAGAGGTCGCCAGTTCCTTCTGAATCGAAAAGCACATAACTGTATTCCCTGCGAATTCTGGTGATGCGTATTCCTGTTCCTGCGCCGGATAGCGGCAAGTCATCGTTGATGACATCCAATACCGCCGCAATCAATTCCTCAAGTTCATCGGATGCCGCCGTGCCGCTATCGGCAAGGGATGAAGCCTGGATAACGATTTGCAATCCGGCATGGTTCATCCATGACTTTGCGACTGCTGTGCGCGGCTCAGAATCCACCGCATCAGGATAAATACCAATCCACGGGCATCTGCCAGGATCGGCATTGATGGTCGTGCTGCGCTCAGTCGTACATCCGAGTATATCCAGTGCTGAATTTTCATTCAGTAAGTCATACATGGCAACCGTCAATGTACTCATGTCGATCATGTCAACCCCGATTTCCTGAATTGTACCACTACAAAATTTTGCAATATCTCGAATATGTCAGTCTGTACCTCGGCATTTTTCGGCAACATCCGGCGTTGCGGTAAATTATCGCTGCCTTCTTCGTGCGGCTTTGAATAGGGCAAGTCTGAGCCTATACCGGCGATGCCCTTGCGTACAAAGGGAAGGAATGACATCCGTAATCTGCCGGTATCCTGCAGCAAGGCCGCGCTGGTATTGATATACCGCTTGGCATCCATCGCATAGGAATTTGACTTTGCCTTTACTACCAATCTTCCGCCGTATTTGTAAGCAGGCCATCCGCCGATCTGTTCACCTTTGCCCTGAAAGTTCTTTTGCACCCAACGGTCAAGGAATACCGATACCTGGCGCATAGCTGGTGCTTCATTACGCAACCCTTCACGCGCAATCGAAAGGCGGCGTTTCATATCCTCGGCTAATGCCTTGTTCAGTTCGATACTGACCGGCATCAGATTTGCCCCCTCGCATCTGCTTCGTCATTCAACTGCAGCGAATTCACCTGAGCAAAAGCGATGTCGCTCATGCCGAACACGGGCGTATAGTTCATTGTGCTTGAATATACGGTATCGCCCACCATGCTCACGGCAATCGCACCGCCGCTGTCGATCATCACCGCTTCGCCGGATAACAGCGCAGCGATGCGCTTATCCAGCGATTCCTTGAGTGCCTTCGCCTTCTCAATCTGGCGCGTCATCATGTTCTGCACATAGACTGTATCAATGCATAGGTCTCGCGCCGTGAAATTGTTACTGGAAAATGGCACGCCATAATTAGATGCAAGCCGGCTGTGAATATCCGCCTCGGCAAGCTGGATCAATTTGTCCTGCACTTCCGGACTGGTGGCATTCTTCAGCTTGTCCAGTTCATCATAGCGGGCGGTTACATCAGCCCAAGAGATAACTACTCCAGTCATAGATACCTCCGATCAAGATCACCGATTTTGTCGATAGCCAGCGCATTCATCAATTCGAGTGCATCTTCCTTGCTTGTAAAATATCCCTCGATGGCCGGATGCCCGTTGATCTTGGATTTTCCGGTGATGCTAGCATCAAGGTTAAAACTGAAATCTACACCATCGCCCTTTGCCATCGCCAGTTGCGAATAGTAAGGCAACGAATCAAGAATGATGCGATAATTCTTTGAAGCCAGCAGATCCTTCCATAGCGCCAGACCTTCTTCGACACGCGCATTAAATATTGCTTCATCGCCGCGATTATCTTCCATATCGTACATGCACGCCTGGGCAAGATCACGCAGCCACAGGAACTTGCCAAGGATGCGATCTGGCAATTCCTCACGGTCTCGTTTAAGCAAAGGCAGATTCCGGTAAAACCGTTTCTTGCGTACTTCATCGCTCATGTAGCCATGATGCACGATGTTCATTCCGGAAGCCATGGATACAGGGCCTAGTCCCTCGTTCATCACGATTTCAGGATGCTCATGCACCGCGCCAAAGAATTTCACTCCGATATGGTTCCTAAACAGGCGGCAAGGTAAGTCAACCTTGACAACGCCCACCGGCGCATGACTGAAGTGGTGCTGATTTACCGCATAGCCGTTCACGATGGAATTTCGCAGATAGCGTCCCATCAATTCACCGTTTACCAGAATCTCATCGGAGTCGATCCATAGTATCCAGTCACCTGATGCTTCCCTGATAGTTGCATTGCGCGCAGCCGCGAAGCCTGTCTCAGTCGCCGGCGGGATATCCATAGTCTTGAATGCTACCAGCGGATTCGCATCCATGAAGTCGCAAAGGATATTCATCGTCTTGTCACTGGTATTGCTGTCGATGCCTATGATGAATTCCTGAACGAATGGCGCAACCGAGCGCAAGCAACGCAACAAATCCTGTTCGGCATCCTTGACTATCATGCAGCAGGATACGGTTTGATCGGGCATGGTATGGGCTATCTTGCGGTTATAGTCTATAGCACCGCATGGCGATACCGGCTTGCTGAATGTTGTGATATAGCTACCCAATGGTGTAAAGAACTTCGATATACCGGCGGGTGCAGCAACGATCTTATAATCTGGATGCTGGCCCAGCATCTCGAACAGGTCAGTGCGTTCGAAGTGATGCAGATGTGCGCGCCAGTATTTATGTTCACGATAGCCCTGCGCTTCCCACGGGCCGTATGGCGTAGTCAGTACCATCTTGCCCGCATCTGTCAATCGCGCTGCCAGATTGTCGATAAGGACTTGCGGATTGCCAACATGCTCCACAACCTCGGCGGCGATAATCAACTGGAAAGTCTTTGTAATATCAACCGGCCCGGCTACTTTCTGGAATTCGACATTTGTCAATCCTTCATCTTCTGCCCACTTATTTGCCGTGGCGATGTTCGATTGCGCGAGGTCTGCACCAATAAAGGTGAGTTTCGGAAAGCGACGTGCAAGAGCAATTGTGTAATGACCATGAGCGCAACCGTAATCAAGAACACGAGAGCCATGAGACAACAGATTAACGTGATTAGCGACAACTTGAAAGCGCGAAGTATTGCTGACATCTTCCGGACCATAATTCACGCCCCTGTCTTTTTCGTACTGATAATAATCTGCATAATGCTCGGCGTAGTAATCGCGCAAATAGAATCCATATCCGGTCTTGAATTCATCTTTGAGTTTATCGGCAAGCACACCGGATATTTTAGGTAGCATGATTTCAAGCGGCTTGATGTCCGAATGGCGCATGAAGTGATGCGCGAGCGATACCGGATTGGCGGTTGCGAAGATATTGCGGATAGTTTCAAGAGTACGCTCTACTACTGATTGCCAACTGAATTTATTTGTATCAACATTCATTGGGAATACAACCATACCCTCTGTTTGCACGAAAGCATCAAGATCGGCTTTACCATTCTTTAATGGTATCAATATTGCAACAGTACCTTCGCACGTCTCAGGAATTGCCGCCAAATCACTGGCGATAATTGCACAACCCGCCGCCATCGCTTCCATTGCCGTGATACAACTCACTTCTTCGAACTCGGTAGGATATATCCATGCATCACAAGCTTTCTGTAATGAGGCCAGTTCTGACTTGCTCAGTGCACCATGATTGGTGACATTTTCCATCTGGTCGCAACGCTGCCATAGCATCCGGTATAGAGATTCCATTTCCGGCGTGGTATTGTCATAACCACACACATGCAGATGTATAGGTTTATCCTTCAATCTGTCCATGATGCCACCGGCTTTTACCAGATTGATAAGGCCGCGCTCAGGGCGCGAAGAATAGAACAGGTGATATTCATTTTCACTGAATGCCATCGGCCCGCATTCGTAAAGCGACAAGTCAACGCCATTCTTGATTACCGCGATGCTATCCAATGGCAAGCCATAGACCTTTGCCACCTGAGCCTTGTGATATTCTGACACGCACAGTATCTTGTCGATATTCCAGAGTTGACCGGCCACGGCATCCTTATGTCGATAAAGCGCCAAGTCATGCAGCCACCATAGATTAATCTTGCTCGCATACTTGCGCGCAAAAGCCATCGGATGACGCTGGATTATCAGTACATCATGTGGCGTATTTTCCGCGTAATAGGTGAAGCGATCACCAAGCGGCGAGGATTCTGTCGGTTGCCCAGCCCACTCGTATTTGACCCCTTCGAAAGTTCCTGTTTCCTGCGAGTTGGTGAACA